GAGCCCCCAACAAAGACACTGCTTAGACTCAGCGTAAAAGAAAGCAGTGTCTTTGTTGGGGGCTCCCTGGTTACGAGGACGGGTGGGTGATTCAGGGGTTAGGGAAAATCGAGGCACTTCCCCCCAATGCCGATCCCCTCGTTGTCTTCTCCCAAGAGGATGTCGCCAGGATATCGGAACCGTCCCTAGCTTTTCCCATCCTATTTCTCTGTATAGGAATTACCCTAGTTACTAATTGGATAGGAGGCGATCATTGAAAGTCAAAGTTCGTGAGTTTTTTAACGTGCGTTTGGGCGATCGCATTTATAGCGCTGGGGAGGAAATCGAAGTCACCCCCGCCGAATTGGAGCTTGTCGCCCATCAAGTCGAAGCAGTCAGCAATCGTCGGGAGAAAAGGGATGCCAACGAAGTACAGGGTTAAGTTTGGTCGGACAATCTGGCATGGAGACAAGCAATACAACGGCGGCGACGTATTGGAACTGTCCGAGGAATTGGCCTTACACCACGCTCCCAATATCAAGGTATATAAGGAGCCGCCGATTTTCGTCGATGACGCGCACGCAAGGGAAATTGAAGATGCTGACCGAGAATCTTGATGCTTTCCTCGATCTCGATCATTTTGCCGTTACCGCTACTCTTAATGGGGTGACGGTGAAGGTGATTTTTGATGATACTTTTGCCGCTTTTGAACTAGGGGCAGAGGGGCGATCAATTACGGCTTTCGGTAAATCTAGTGATTTGATTAATGTTTCCCACGGAGACGGAATTGAGGTAACCGGTATTGATTATGTAGTAGTAGGCGTGCACCCCCAGGGCGACGGCGCTTTTACTTTATTGATCTTAAAGCAGCAATGAAAACTCTAGAGATTTTGACAAAAATCGGCGAAAGACTGGCAGAAATCACTATCGCTAACGGATATTTTACCGATTTGGGTGAAGTAATTACTTATTTTGAGGATATTGATTCTGAGTACAACAAAGAAGGATTTAATTACCGTGATGTTGATACCGAGTTTTTTGCTCTCAAAAACAATTATCACGAGAGCATAATGCCAGTGGAAATAGACGCAATCCTTTTTGGCGAAAATATTCTTGCGCTAGGGTGTCAAGCGACCAGTGATATTTTAAAGGCGATTGCAATTGATCCCACTTGGTCAGGGTGTGCGATCAATACCATTCTTAAGGAAAGATTCAAGGCTGTGGAAACAAAAGGCAGAAAAGCAATAAAAGTGGGGGTAACGATTGATATTATCTATCGGTTTCCAAAATGGCTTATTTAGCCAAGTTTGAAAGTAAAATATAAAAACAAAAAAATTCTCCGTGGGGAATTCCCCAGTGATACTAATGGCTGTAGATAGCAGATATTTTATTGGGCAAGGCGAAGTTTACGCAGGCGTGCGAAGCTGTGCCGGAGTGGTAAAGAATGGGCTTCGGTATCTAGGCAATTGCCCAGAACTGCGAATAATGCAAAATGTAGATTACATTACTCACACCGAAAGCACGACAGGGCAAAGGAATAAAGATTTAGAGCTACCGCGAACAAAAGAGGTGATGGCTCAAATCACAATGGAATCGTGGGATTTAGATAATCTAGCTTTGCTTCTTTTTGGCACGGCTAATAAAATTACAGGGACGACAGTTACTAACGAAACCGTGCGGTGTCCAAGCGTTAAAGGGTCGTGGGTTCCTTTGGCAAATATTAATCTAACCGATTTTACTAGCTTAGGAAGCTTGATTAGGGATACGGATTATAGCGTAGATTTAAAAGCTGGCATGATCTACTTTTCCCCCACTGGAGGGGCAACAATTGATACTAATTATGCGGCTTCTTATACTTTTGGTAATAGCGAAAAAATAATTGCTTTAAATCAAAATCCACAAGAGTATTGGCTTCGGTTTGCGGGATTAAACACGGTTGAAAATAATACGCCTGTAGTAATCGACGCTTTTCGAGTGCGTTTTAGGACGACTGACGAACTGCAATTAATAAATCAAGAAGTGACACCAATGCAGGTGCAAGCCGCAATTTTATTTGACTCGACGCAGTCCGATGGTCCTTTTTACCGAGTTCGGCAATCTCAGGTGGTGCCTTGTGTTTAATGATGTAGACCGACGACGGGCAACGCGAGAGTTTTTTAACTCTCAAATCAAAGATTTGAAAGCGGCTGATCGTGCGGTTTTGCGGGCAACTGCCAGAACATTACAAAGGGAAATTCGCGGTCAGTTACGAAAATTTAAACGCGGACCGACGGGAACGGGAGGCTTTCAAAGAGCCGTTAAGATTTACGATTTGCCGCCCTCTGGCTCGCTTCCTTTGGCTAGTTTTGTTCGGCTAGGGGTGCCTTTTATGGATGCTTTCGAGGAAGGCAAAAATATCACGGGAAATCCCAGCTTGATTATTCTACTTAATACGGGTGCGGCGGCGGGTTTTAAGCGAATAACTAAAGGAAATTCTTGGGCTAAGGTTTGGGAGCAAATCAAGAATCGTGTGCGGCTTTTCCCTGTCGCTACGGGGATGATTATTGCTGTGGAGATAAATGGGCAAAATGTGCCAATTTACAAAATCCAAAAAGCTGTCACCGTTCCTAAAAAAATATCTTTTTTTGAAACGGCGGAAAAATTGAGTGCGGGAATGGCTGCTGAAGTCCTAAAATTACTAGAAGTGGGCGTGGTATGATTAGCTTGCTTTTATCTGCTTCAGTTGTTACCACCCCGCCTAATTTGCCTGCTAATTCTCATACTCCTGTTTATGTCAGTTCACCTGCTAAAAATGAGTTTGATTTAGGCAAATTTCTAGAAGCAAACTGGTTCATTATTGCGACCTTAGTCGCAGTTTTGTCGCAGTTACACATGAGTGTTACTGAGATCAAGCAGGAATTTAAGTTTATTAAAAATAAACTGGAAGAAATCCAAGAGACGAATAGAAATTTTGCCTCTAAAAAAGATTTAGAAGATATAGTCAGAAAACAAAGATTTCTTGTTTATACAATTGATAGATTAGTGGATTTTATTAATGATAAATCAAAGCTATCAAAAGAAGTTTTTCTAATAAAACACGATCCCGACGATCACTAAAACTAAGAGGTTAAATCATGTCACCCGATCAAGAATTACAAGTACTATTTCCTGCCACAGAAATCAATGGAATTACTGTCAAACCTTTTAAGTTTAAAGATTTACGCTCGGTTTTAGGTATTGCTAAGAAATATATCGAAATATTTAGCACCCTCAAAGATTCGACCGCCGTAATCATGACAATGCTTGATCGAGGGGAAGATGCTTTAGATGATTTGGCTAAATTGGCTAATTTAGCTACTGGATTAAGCTTAGAAGAAATTGGCGAGCTAGAAGGTGATAAGGCGATGGATTTGTTTTTTGCGGTTTTTGAGATAAATTCCGATTTTTTTATTCAGAAACTGACCGAGGGAGCCGAAAAAATAGCGGCAAGACTAGCACCGAAGGGTGGGCTATCCAAATCACCAGACTCCTTCGCGCCGGACACCGACTCTCGGACATTGGAGAGTACAGCAAAGCCCAGATAAAAATTTTTTTGGACGCGGCTAATTATCTGGAAGCTGAGGAAAGAAAAGCTAATATTGTCGATGGGGCTTTAAGTTTTAGGGGTGAGAATCAAAATATCAAAAAAGCGATTAAAGATTTATCTACTGATAACTGATAACTGATAACTGATAACTAATAGCTGATAGCTGACATCTAATAACTGATAACTGATAACTGATAATGGCAACTCGCACTTTAGGGATTAAGTACACTTCTGAGGGATTATCGGCGGTAACGGGCGCTTTGCAAAAGGTCTCCTTCGCTTTTGATGAGGCATTATCAAAGGCGCAGGATACGGTAGAGGAAGCGATTAAAGCCTCTCAAGAGGCTTTAAAAGTGGGAGATGCAGACGCTTTTGCCGAAGCGGAAAAGAAGAAGGCTTTAGCCGCTAAACAGACGGCCAATTTAGTCAAGAATGCCTATCGAGAATTGGGGGTGCAAAGCGAGGCGGATATTAAATCGCTTAAAGAGCAGGCAGTTTCGGCATTTGAGGCAATTAAAAATAGCGGGGTAGCCAGCGCTCGGGATATTGCCGATGCTCAAAAGCAGTTGGATCGACGACTAGAGCAGTTAAACGCCCAGCTTAAGGACAGTTCCAATCGCTGGGGGCGTGTCACCGAGTCGATTAGCGGTGCTAAGTTAGCTTTCTCTTCTTTTGTGGGGAATCTTGCCGCTAATACGGTTACAGGGGCTTTTAACTCGATAACTGGTTCGATCACGGCTTTTTTTGGGGGATTATCGGCAAACATCCAACGTGCGGGGATTCAGACCGAAAACCTCAAGGCTCAATTGAAAACAATTGAAGGGAGTGCGGCTGCTGCGGAGGCTGCTTACGCTAAAATCGCCAAATTTGCCCAAACCACGCCCTACGAACTAGAGCAAGTGACGGCGGCTTATGTTTCTCTAGCTAACCGGGGAATGAAGCCTACAGAGGAACAATTGCAAGCGATTGGCGATATGGCTGCAAGCCAACAAAAGCCACTGCAGCAGTATGTAGAGGCGATTTTGGACGCAATGACCGGGGAAAATGAACGCCTGAAAGAATTTGGGATTAACGCGGCTAAATCAGGGGATCAAGTTAGTTTTACCTTTCGTGGGGTGACTAAAACCGTACAGGCAACGGAAAAATCAATATTAGACACTTTGCTATCTCTATCTAAAATAGATGGAGTCATGGGAGGGATGAATGAACGGGCTAAAACTACTGAGGGCAAATTATCAAATTTAACGGATGCTTTACAGGCAGTTTATGTAAAGCTGTTTAACGCCATTATGCCGGCTCAACAGGCACTAATTGAATCAGCAACTGGGATCATTGCTCCCCTTGCCCAACAAGAGGATTTATATAAAGCAATTGGCGATCGAGCTAAAGAATTATCGGATTATTTAAAAGCCAATCCCCAAATAATTGAAGAAATTCGTAGGCAATTACAAGAGGGGATGCTGCTGGTATTTAATTCAATTTCAGCGACGGCCAAGCAAATTCTTGATTATTTAAGAGCTAATCCAACTGCGATCGAGGATGCGGTAAAGTCAATGGGGACTTTACTGAATATTACCAAAGAGTTATTAAAAGTATTGGGCTTTGTTCTCAAAGGGTATCAAGCGATTGCGGATACTGTTCGGGTTATTAATCAAGAAATGCCAGTCAATAAATTGATTGGTCCGGCTGACGTGGCACAGCAAATTAAAGCGGCTGGGGGGAGCGATGCTGATGTACAAAGAGTTTTAAAAAGAATAGAAAAAGAAGGGAGCGACTTAAACATAGTAGACACCATAATGGGTCTTAACACAGATAAAATACAATCTTTGGTAATGCGAATTTTAAACGAAGAACTAAAATTGTTGAATCCCGATTATGGACCATTGACGCGGGGAGCTTCCTTAAAGCCTTTACCCGTTCCTACCCCCCCACCCAGTAGATCGGGCGCGTCACTCCCGCCACCGCCATTTCCTAGTCCAACTACTTCACCGCCACCATCTCCTAGTTCAACCACCTCTGGGTATGCAAAAGGATTTGAGCGTTTATCGGATTTAGAGAATTTTCTAAATAGCAATCCTCTTTTTGCCAATAATCCCACGGCGCGGGCTGTGGCGCTTGCAATTGCGGCGGGGGAAGTTGGGTCTCCGTGGCTCAAAGAGACTTCTAATATAAATCTTTTTAGGGGCAGAGGTGGCACTGGTAACGCTATGCAGGGGTTTGCTCAATTTAATACTCGCTATTTTAAAAATATTGACAATCCAGTTAATTATCTTAATCTTTTGGCAAAAATGCTTACTGGACAATCTACTTTGCCCACGGGACAAGGTAGATTAAATATCAAGGAATTAGAAAATTTAATTGCTGGTGGTCAGATTTCGACTCCGAAGCAGTTCTTGGCTTACCTACAAAAAGCGATGCCAATCGCTAACTGGGAGGGTTTGTTCGGTCCAGGCGGTCAAAGAGTTTTGCAAAGCCGCGTTTTAGATGTGCAATTAAATCGTTTGGCTAATAATATTCCGAATAATCAGATTAGAGATTTTGAGAAGGAAAAAAATAGAGCGCAAAGCGTTGACCAATTGGCGAGAGAAGTTGCGAAATTAACACAATTAATAGGAGGCAACGTTTCTAAAATTGCTTTACCCCAAAACCTATTTGGCGAGATTACCCCACCGACTGAGTTTATGGGAATGCGACTTGGTGGTTCGACTGTGGGGGCTGGTATTCCTCCAGTAAATCTTGATCTTTTCTTGGCAACTTTGACTAAAAATCAAGAGGCGATAGAAACCGCTACGGAAGCCTTAAAATTAGGGATAGAAAGATTTACTACAGCAACGCTGCCCAGCTTTGGTGAAATCACACCACCGCCTGAATTTGAGGGGTTTTCTTTTGGCAGTTCCACTGTTGGGGTTGATGCCCCGGTAAGATACCCCGATCGCATAATTGAAATGGCCGAAAATGCTCGGTTAGCCATGGAGCGGTTAGATGCCATGGTGGCCGTGTTCGCCGAAACCGGATCGGTGGGAGTAGAAAAATTGGCCACGGGGTTTGAGAATCTGGGAAAAACAGTTACCGACGTGGCCCAGGATGCTTTTGGGCAATTTTTCCGAGACGTGCTAACCGGGCAAAAATCCGTGGGCGACGCTCTACTCGATCTGCTATCTTCTTTCCTGGATAATATTGCCAATATGTTTGCTTCGATCGCCACTAATAGCCTTTTTAATTGGATCGGTGGGTTGTTTGGTGGGGGTGGGGGTTTTTCTTTTGGGGGGCTATTTAATGGGGGGGGTGGGGGTATCCCCGATATTTTTGGCGGGGGGGCTACTTTTAGCACGATGGCTTTACCCGGGTTTGCTAAGGGAGGGCGGGTTTTTGGTTCGCCTGGTATTGATAAATTGGTAGCCCGATTATCTAATGGCGAGTTTGTGATCACTGCTGATGCGGCAGATTATTGGGGGGATGATTTTTTAAATTCGGTTAATCGCAAAAAATTGCCTGATTTAAATTTTAATACCTCAGCTAATCCTCAAAAAGCCCAACAAAATACGACAATTATTAACAATAATCTTAGCGTTTCGACTCCTGATCCAGGAGGATTCAAACGCAGTGAGCGGCAGATCGGACGGCATTTTTCCGAGTATTCATCGAGGTAAATTATGAAAACTATAGCTAATTCTTTACAAGCGGTTTTAGGTTCGCAAGTGCGATCGATTACTCGATGCCTGCTAATTACCCGTAGGGATGGGCAATCTTTTGGCTTTACGGAATTAGATCGAGATTTAACTTTTGCAGGGATAACTTTTAAATCTTTTGGGGGATTGGATCCAACAGCGATCCAGTCTGATCTAAGTTTTGAGCCTAATAATATTGAGTTTGCTTCTTTTCTAACAACAGACGGCATAAAAGCCACGGATTTAATGCTAGGGCTTTTTGATTATGCTAGAGTACGTTTTTTCATGGTAAATTATTTTGATTTGCCGACAAGTTTTGCTGAGTCACCGCCTAAATTCTTGGCTTTACCTGTGCGGGTTTTAGGCAAGGTGAAATTTACTGATAATAATTTTACGGCGGAATTGATGGGGTTAACTCGATTTTTAGAAGGGCGGATCGGAGATGTGACCTCTAGAACTTGTCGTTACGAATTTGGCGATGCTCGTTGTAAAGTGAACGTTTCTAATTTTGAAACCAATATTGGAGTTACTTCTAGTCGGGATAACTTGAGTTTTTACACTAGCTGGGGAGGAGAAAACGATCGCTTTACAGGCTCTAAAGCCACTTGGCTATTAGGGGCTAATTCGGGGGTAGAATTTACAATTATTAGGCAGTTAGGCAATACCTTTTTTTTGGCTGCGCCATTGCCTGTAAATCCTAGTAATGGCGATACTTTTTTAGTAATTCCTAATTGTCAGAAAAGCTTTGATAATTGCCACGGATTTAATAATATTCTCAATTTTGGTGGGGAGAATAAATTACCTGGATTAGATGCCATGATTTCTGGAGATAATCAAGATGGATAAAAATTTAATCATTGAAAAAGCAAGAGAGTTTATTAACACCCCTTACGAGCATCAAGGAAGGCTTAAAGGAATTGGTATTGATTGCTGTGGATTAATTATTTGCGTAGCCCATGAATTGGGTATATCTGATTACGATATTGGACAATACGACCGATGGGCGGATGGAGTGGATTTAATACGAGAATTTACCTCGGAATGTATTCCGATAAACGATTGGGAGCCAGGAGATATTTTAATTTTTACAATTGGCAAAATCCCCCGGCATTGTGGGATAGTTGGGAGTAAAGACGGTAACGTAACTTTAATTCATGCCTATTCTACTATAGGCAGATGCGTAGAGCATAACTTGGATAAAGTTTGGTTAGACAGAATATTTCAGGGCTTTGCTTTGAAATCAAAACATCTATACCAAACAAATATTTGTTTGCAATCGTGACAGTAAAATTGTAAATTAAAAGCGTGAGTGTAAGTAAGTGCAGAAAATCTATTTCCGTAGCATCTAGTACAATGTTTGCCAGTGGGTTTGGTTTTGTCTGTCATGAGTTTTAGCGAAGAAAGATTAGATTTAGGATACGACTACGGCACGGTGGCGACGATTACCACCAAAACCTCTATTATTGAATCTAAAAACGGCACAGAACAAAGAACGCCGCAATGGTATCAGCCATTGCTTCAATTTAATATTGGAGAAAGATCAGAAATTAACGATCAGCTAGATCAACTTATTGCTTTTTATCAGGCGCGTAAAGGTGCTTATCAAGGCTTTCGATTTAAAGATTGGAGTGATTATCAATTTAGCACGATAATTACTCTAGATGCCAATAAACAATCCCAACTATTTAAAGTTTATTCTGTGGCAGGATTTACGGTCAAGCGGCCTTTGATCAAAATTGTACCCGGATCAATTCTGGTCTCGGTGGGAAATTTCCCACTGACGACGGGGTGGGTGGTAAATTTTAATACTGGCATAATTACCTTTAATCAAGTCCAGACAGAGCCAATCCAAGTATCAGGGGAATTTGATGTCCCCGTGCGATTTGCTACTGATAAAATCAATTTGAGATTTGAAGCTTTTGAGGCTTGCGAGCCAGAATCAAATCTTAAGCTTTTTAGTTTGGAAAATTTAAGTTTAATTGAAATACGAATCAATCCAACGCTTGCTCTATCTCTTGATCAGATGCCACAATCTCTTGATCATGTAATTAAATTGGGATACGATTACGGCACAATTGGCGGCGCTAAATTTGCGACTAAAATCAATCAATTAGTATCGGGACAGGAGCAAAGAATCAGCGAATGGACTACTAATCGGGGAAGTTGGGAAGTCGGATCGAGGACTTTACTCAAAAGTGAATTAGATTACTTGATCGCTTTATTTCGGGTTTGTCGCGGGAAGGCTGTATCTTTTGTTTATTTTGATTGGGGCCAAATGGCTTATTTTCCTGTTAGGTTTGGTGAAGATGCGATCGCTTTTCGATTCGACGCTTATGAATTAGGAACAAAAAGGGTACTTTTTAATTTAGCAGGAATTCCCGTAGTAGCAACGGGGAAATCTTTGCCCCGACCAGAAAACGCCACCAGAGAAACCTATTTAGGGCTGACGGCTGCCACGGGATTAGCGGGTTTGAATCCCATGGGTTCTCGCCACCGAATTTTAAGCTTCACGTTTAACGGCAAAAACCTTTTAAATCCAAATCTTTTGCAGCTAAATGGCAACGCTTCTTTTACTCAAAATATTTTACAGCTAACCCCAGCCGCAAACATTCAAGCTGGGTCGGCTTTTTGGATAGAGCCGCTAACAAATCCTAATAGCAATTGGTCCGTATTTTTTACCTATGAAATTATTGCAAATTCTCGCTACGACGGCATTGCTTTTGTGATTACCAATAGTATTTCTGGGATTAATAGTTTGGGAACAGGAGGAGGGATCGGGTATATAGGAATTTCGCCCCGGCTTGCAATTGAATTTGATACTTTTTTTAATAGGGATATTGATCCCAACAACAACCATATTACTTTAAATACGGAGGGGAGAACTAATCTAGAGATTGTGATTCCTGATCCAGGTATTGATTTAGTAGGAATTCGATTTGTGTGGATAGAAAATACTTCCTTGGAGCTAAAGGTTTATTTATCTGAAAATAACCAAAAACCGGCGAGTCCTATTTTAACCGAGATAATTGACATTGATTTTGTAATAGGAAGATATTAGTAGGATGTTTTCTCATAAAATAGTATTTAAATACGCTATTTCACTGCTAGTCAAGGCTCTATTCCAAAGTCCAAAAAAATAATAACTTCCATTGAAAAAACGAGTATTATCTACAAATCCACCTAATCTATACTGTTGATTCAAGTTTATAGTCCGTGGTGTGCCTGTTTGAAAATTTGAAAAAATTGTACTATTTCCATTAAGTTGATGTTGTAAGATTGTGTTGTTTATTAACAAAATATATACATTTTTTGAATTACTATTTATTGGAATAGATTCTATTCCTATATCAAAAAAAGGATTGAATCCTATAAAATAGGATTGTATTCTTCCATTTGGGGCAATTACAATTCGAGGAAATTCTCCAGTGTTGGCGCAACATATATCTTGCTCGCTAGTAGATGTATTTGTAATAAAAGAAATTGCAAAAGTAGCAATAGTACTATTAGTAAAAGGCACAGGGGGATTTACCCTAAAGCTACTATTACCAGGAGTTAATTGAGTATTGAAGCAAGCAACTAATCCACTTGGTAAGTTATTATTTGTTGGTAAGTTATTATTTGAAACTGATCGCCCTTTGATAATTATTGCCGTCATTGGTAAAATCCTCTTTCTAAAAGTATCCAGTTAATTCCGTTGTTTCGAGCTTCGATTGATCTAACTTTATCGCCCGTGTTTTTTAAAAGCAACTGGGTAGCTCCCCCAGCACTTAAGCGAATAGCAAGCCCATTTGTGCCGTCCGAGATGTTGGTTATCAAAAAATAAGCGTTAACTTCAGCCGATAAAACCACAATTCTATCGCCTCCTGATGGCGTGAAATCTTGAATCGTTGCGTCGCCATCAATCAAGATTTTGGTGCTTGTGAGTGTTTCTACGTTGGTGGTAAATCCAGAATCAGCATCAATAACGGTAATATCAACTCGGTTATCTTCTTGATTGTCCACGGCCGTGATGTTTGATCCAATAAAGTTCAAGGTTTGCCGATTGGTGGCAACCGCTACCCCTTCCTCTTGAATCGTCAAAGTGGAAGGCAGAACAATCGTAAAATTAACGGCACTGACTCCGACTCCTAACGGGGCTGTGACTCTGATTTTTCCCGTAGTGGTTCCCGTGGCTACTACGGCGGTGAGGGTAGTATCGCTGGCAACTGCAAAACTTTGGGCGGGGACATTATTAAAACTGACCGCCGTGGCTCCGGTGAATCCCAGTCCCGTGATTGTCACCGTGACTCCGATCGCCCCTTGTCGGGGAGAGAAATCTTCAATCACCACCTGAAAAGCTTTTCCTTGAAAAAGCAAAATCACCGGGGAAACATCGGCTAGGGTTTGGCCGGGGGATAGGGCTTTAAAGTAGAAAGTTTTCCCAATGTCGCTTCTTTGAGCAGGGAGATTAAGTTTATACCCGGAGAGGAGATAAAAATTTTCATTAGCGGCGTGAATCTGGGGAGTTCCACGAATGCCCCGGGTAAAGGGAGCGGTTAGCTGGTAGATTTTGTCAGTTCCCACGTTGCCCGTCAGGGTAGCGTTTTGGAAATCGACAATCTCAGAGCCAATAAGCGATCGATTTCTGCCTTCTAGAAATAGAGCCTCGGAAATCGAAGCGAGAGAAGCCTGGGAAGACACCCGCACATCTACCGACGTGCCATTAAAAATCGTTTGACAGGTTCCAAAAATAGATCGAGTTAGAAAAGTATCAACAAAATTGTAGGTGACACCCAAATCTGTAGAAATGTACAAATTAGCATTTCTCCAGTTGGCATCGCCATCGGCGAACGCATACAGTCCAGGGGTATCTATGGGATAAGCCAAAGGGATATCGAGTACCCGCAAAATAGTGGGGGAAACGGTAGGGAGCGGGGTATTAGTGAGGGGTGGGGGTGTGGGGTCAGGAATTGGGGAAGGCTCAAAATCTGGCTCATCAACCAAAGTCTGATCCCACCCGTAAACGGCTGAGTTGTAAGTCCAGGTTTTGGCCAGTACCAAGTAATTAGCCCCAATTTCTATCTGGGTAATTTGTACCTGCTTTTGTCTGCCGGCGATTTCTAGCTCTAAAATGTCCCCGGGTTCAAACTGGGCATACTTAGGGGGCAAAGATAAAACTTGGGTCTTTGATCGCGTCCAAGCAATCCAGAGAAGCTTGTTAGCAATATTTTTAGCATCAGATTCGCTCAAAACTCCGGGATAATCGATCGTCACCCTATTAATGTGGGTGGCTGTAGGGAAAGATACCGAGCGGGCGATGCCCTCTAAAAGATTATTATTTTTATCAAAATACTTGATCTCAATTTGAGTGGGAAGATCAGTCAGTTCGCGGGCTTCCTCTTGGTAAGAATTGGGGCGCTCGCCATCTTCCTCAAAAGCTCCTAATTCTGAGTCCTCTAAAAAAGTCCCAGTTAGTCTAAATTGTTTTTGAAATTTTAGAACTAAGCCGTTGTCCACTAAATCAAAAAAGTGGATATTTTGCAGTTGGGTCAATTGTTCTGCGATCGTGGATTGGTTATCTATTTGATAGCCGTCAATGGGTATATTGTCCAGTTCGCTAGTGCTTAAGTCGGATTCTGATAAAAAGGGAGATTCTAAGCAGAGATCACTAATCACATCAGCAAGGGAAGGATCGCCATTGCGGACTAAGGCCGAGCATTGAGGATAAGCATTACCAAATTCAGCTAAGGGTAAGTCCTCACAGACTAAAATTGTTCGATGCCGGTAAGGGATTGCTAAATTATTAAGCTTAATTTGTAGAAGTGAATCAATCTGCTGATTCTCATCTCCGTGATAAATCCTGAAAGTACAGCCAGAACTTTCTAAAATTGGCTGTAATTGGCCGTTTTTCCAGACAAGCTTGCTATTGAATCGGATTTCATCAACCTGAGTAGTCTTTCCACACAAAAGATAGGCACAACTACCCCAATAGGTATAAGTGCGTTCTGTGGTAACGGTTGTCGTTCCCCCGCCCCCTTTGCCACCTTGCCTTTGCTTGGTCACGGATTCCGAGACTCTTTCTTCTGGGGGAAAATCAGCGTAAAGAAGAATTCCCCCCACCCGACCCCGACCCCAAACTTTTGAAATAGAATCGCCCTCGGAAGCTCTAGGCCGGGTAAAATTATCTTGCTTATTGCGCTCAACTTTATTGCGAATTACTCGACTGGGAGCAAATAAAGCAGATAGAGCGCTTGCCCCTAAACTTACGGCTGCTCCGATCAAAACGTTGGTCATAAAAAAAGCGGCGGAGGAAACCGCCTAATGAACCAGAAGTATTTTTACTACTTTATTTTCAAACTCAGGGCAGTCCGTCGATTAAGGATATCTATATTTTTAATCGACGGCTAAACGACAAGAATTCTTGCATCCGTAACGAAAGAATCAGGGTTACAGACTTTGGCTCGACAAGAATTCTGGTCACTGGGGAATTCCCCACCAAGATTATCTGGGTAAATACCACTGCAAATTACTGCCTATTGAGGTTCCTTGCACAAATAAAATTAAGATACCTAAAACTTGAATAAAAATTGCTATTAAAGCAAAAATCCGAATAAAAATTGAATTATTGCGGTAAATCATCTCGATACACCGCGCTACCGCATAAAATCCAATCATTGCACCAAGAATGGGAATCATTTAAAAATCTATCTCTAATTTTTCGGTAGCAATTGCAAACAATTCTTCGACTGTATAAGGAAAAAATCCAGAGGCGGCAAGAATAGCCAGGGTATCCCACTTAGGCTCGGTATTGCCTCGTTCTAAATCGCTTATTGCCGCTTTACTTACGGATCGCCCTGTTGTTTTTTCAATCTCAATCACAAATTTATCCATAGATAAGGCTAACGCTTCTCTGTGAAATTTAAGAACTTTTCCCAGTTTTTCACGCCCTTTTTTGGTGATCACAGGAACTTTGGTTAACATAAGCCTTGATTTTGTAGTTTACATAGAACACAGTCTAACAATTATTTTAAAAAACAAATAAGTCGTAAGACGTATTTTACAAAATACATTAGCGATCGCATTGCGTCCGTTGCCTATAGAACAAATAAACTACAAAGCTTTTAAAATTTAAGATTCAAAAAAAATATTTAAGGGTATTGACACACCTAGGTGTTCGATGTAGAATACAAGCAACATCTTTTGTAAGACATAAATGACAAGAGTAAGAACAAGGCGTAATACTACTACCAGTATTCGTTTAAGCGATGCCGAAGAAAAAGCAATTGAGAAAGCCGCCGATTGTTTAGGGCGTGGGTTCGGGGAATTTATCAGAATTGCTTCTGTTGACAAAGCTTTTGAGGTTCTTAGTCAAAAAGGGAATAATACCGATGACACCAGAACAGACTAAGCAGTATCAAGCCTTTCGGAGTGCCGACACTCCGGGGATGGAGCGAGTGAAAGCGATGGATTCCTTGCAAAAACAAGGATTTATCTTAGAGCCTCCCGAAGTAGTGGAAGCCATAAACGCCGCAATTATGGAGAGAAAAGCCAATGAGCAGTGCTAAAACAATTCCAGTGAGCGAGGAAACTAAAGATCGGGCATCTAAGTGGATCGCTGGCGTGGAAGCTGAAATGCTTAAGCGCAATTGCGCCAAAACTCAGAAATCTTTATGCGGTATCCCTGTTGGGTCTTTTGAATTAGTACAGGTTGCCCAATTGAGAGATGGCGATACCATTAAACTTCGATTATCCAATCGCTCCAGTAAGGTAAATAGCCGGCTATGGACGTTGGTGACAATTAGCCCGCAGGGGATAAGAGCAGATTTATTTTTGCGATGCCCCAAGTCCGGGGAATCGCCAACCGTTACTTTGCGGATGGATCACCAAGTTTTCAGGGGGGTCAGAAAATGAAGAACCCTAATTACTGCAAGCCAATAAACCGCGCTGATACTGCTTTTCGCAGTGATATGCTTGCTTGGTTTTCTCAGTTAAGACCAAAAATTTGCAAGCCTTACATAGGGTGCTCCTATCAAGTGATTGTTCGGGGTAAATCAAAGCTAGTTTACCCGTTTGAGCCTTGCCCTGATTGGTTCATGGATGCTTTAGCCTGCGAGGCGGGACTCAAGAATCACGATAAAAGCTTGATTCAAAATCGGCTTCTATCTATTTATTTGTCGAAAATTGCCAAAGGAAAATAATTTGGATGAACTTGATTGATGGGAGATTAAAGTTATGCGATACGAGGTTGAGAAGCGATTCGAGATTGATAATGGCTGGTTTTACGGTTCTTTTGTTTTGTGTTTAAAGCGTGTTTATTTCCCCTGCGATCAGAGTCTTTTTAGGGATATACTCGCTTTTTTAAATGGGGGAATCCGTGATCGTGTTTACTCTGGATATTCTTTTAGTAGTGAACACGGCTTGCTGCACTTTGCTTTTTTAACCAATCAGCTTGAGGGGTATCAGTCACACCATCGATTAAAGTGGTTCGATTATCACGAGTGTCGGAAATTTGATCGCCGTTATGTTTGATGGGTTCATCTTCTAAATTTATTTGTCGAAAATTCCCGAAGGAAAATAATATGGTCGCCGCTTACCAAAGAAAAAATACCCCTACTGAACCTATACAATCTGGCACTATTCTTAATTTCGGAATAGCACTTGATCCTTTTGAGCCGCTCTACTTATCTGGTGAGCCAGAATATTCCCCAGAATCTAGCCGGTTATACCAGTGGTTCAAAGAATTGGATCGAGTTGGCGGCAAGAAAGATTTTGAGGATAAGTTAGACGAGCTTGTTTTCGGGATTGAGGGGACTATTTTTGGCTGGTACAAAGCGGCTTTATCTCTTTGGAAAATCAAATTAACTAAGGCATGGGAGGCCAGCGGCCGGGTTTTGGGGGAAAAAGTTGATTCTTTTAAAGAATTTTGCGAAAAACACCTCGGTAAAACCGTTTCCTCGGTAAATTCTTGGATTCGCGCCGCTCGCTCAGTTTCCTTGCTGATTGCGGCGGGGTTTCCTCGGTTGCCTAAAGCCGTAAGCGTCGCCCTAGAACTGAGTAAATTTTCTGATGATATTGCGATCGATTTGTGGCGCGATCTAATCGAAAAATACCCAGATCATGAGATTTCTTTGCAAAAGATGAAAGAACACCTAGCCGATCCCAGTCAGCCCAAATGCAAACAGTACCGGCTACCTATTGACGCTGTAGAGATTTTGGTAGAGGCAGCTGCCGAAGCCAATATGTCCCCCACCAATTACTTGACTCAACTTGTAAAAGGAATTAAGCAAGATGATTTCCTCAATGAAATTTCTCAAGAATCTAGAAACTTTAGCCAGGGCGAAAGGGTGGAGGATACGGACTCATCACCGCAAGGGCAGCCACCTGATAATTTGGCTGATCCGTCCCCAGACCAAGACGGTTTGCACCACGATGATCCCGATGCGATCGCGGGACATGACGACGGGGACTTATCGAAAAGCCCTCCGAGACTTAATGCTCAAAGAAGAAAGCCAAGTCCGATAGGCTTTGATTTGAGAAGCGACGCCGGTAGCCGTGAAGAGATAGCGGCAAATCGATTAAAAGCAAAGCTTGCTGAGTATCGATCCAATCCGATAAAGCAAAAGCCAGCCGCCCACCCTTTGAGTGTCACCGGTGTAAGACAAAAGAGAAATTGATCGCTTGCTTTAATCTTGCCAATTTTAGCAAAGTAGCCGATCGCTACTTTTGTGAGAAGCACATAGAGGATTCGGGCTACTGTTACTGCGGCCGATGGCACAGCGAGTGCAATTGCCAGGATTTAATTTTGGAATTTTAGGAGGGAATTTATGAGTTTTGCCGTGGGAAATCGAGTTACTTGGCTGGATCCCGAAAGCCAAGAAGAAAAAAAAGGGGTAATCAAGCGAGTCTTTAAAAATAGCTGCATTTTAACCATAAGTCCTTCTTTAGAATTAGTTAAAGCTAATTATGAGGATGTGTCCTTAGTTTCTCCAAACAGCCACCCCGATTTTTCGTCTACGCTCAAGGTCAAAGAAGAGAATGCAGCTGTTTATTACTTAAACTTGTCTGAGATTCGCATCGATGGGGGGACTCAGCAGAGGGTCGTTTCAAGTCAGCAGCATATTTTCTCGCTAGTGGACGCGCTGACCGAGGATGCCGAACTCGATCCGATCGCCGTTATGTTCGACGGGTGCGATCATTGGCTGGTAGATGGGTTTCATCGCTATTTTGCTTATAAGCAGGATGGTCGGGAGATAATTCCCGCAATTGTCTCTCCCGGCACTCAAAGAGAAGCTATCTTTGCCTCGATCGCAGCTAACTCCGAGCATCGGGCATTACCCCGCACAAGGGCTGACAAAAGGAAAGCTGTAGAAACTTTATTGCTTGATCCTGAATGGAGCCAGTGGAGCGATCGAGAGCTTGGCAAGCAGGCAAAGGTTGATCACAAAACAGTAGCGGCGATTCGTAAATGTCTCAATGATTTTATTGATCCCTCGGTGGGGAATTCCCCACTGACAAACTCTAAAAAGTTTGTCAGCAGACATGGCACTGTAGGATTAATGCCAGTGCGTACCTCTGAGCCTGAGCCAGAAAATCTTCCTCAATTGCCTTTTGATCACTCATTAAAAGTAGGCGATCAAGTAATTGAAAAAGATGATTTGATGGAACTTAAAAATTTAATCTCATCAAATCGCAATAAATATTCAAGACTGTCTGAAATACCCGTTTGCTCCGAATTGATTGGAAAAGTAACAAAAATAACGCCGTCAGAAAAAGCCTGTTTTGTTTCTGTGCTTTGGCAAACTGGCGAATCTACTACCTTGCCTATTAGTGAATTAGAATTAATCGATTTTTCTCATTTAGATCCAGGTGATCGAATTGAATTAGCTGGCGTACAAAGTGAAGTTATTTCAGTTAGTGATAAAATAGCGGTTGTTGATTTTGATTCAGGGGAAATGGTTGAAATTCCGTGTCTGAATTTAAAACGATTAAATGTAGGCGATCAAGTTGTTTCTTCCTATTCCCCAAATTTGAAAGGCGAAATAGTTGATATTGAATCTGATACTGGATTAGCACAGGTCAAGTGGGAAAGCACTGGCACTACTGGAGTAAGTCGTCTTGATGATTTGAAAAAGCCTGAGCCTGAAAAACCCGAAAAAGTATTTGATTTAGATCAGCATCTTCAAGATGCGATCGTTGCTTTTGTGTCAAACCTTGATGTTATGACTTCTCAACAGATCAGGGATGTTTTTGTCAATTCGTTGGAACGGTTGTCGGAAGAGCAAACCAAAGAAATCTTTCAAGCTTGTGTTACACGGCTTGGAGAGTTTAAACAAAAAGTAGCTGTAGCTTAGGAGAAAAAAATGGTAGCCCAAGTCACTCAATTGAATCCCCCAAAAATCTTCAATATGATCCCTCAGTCAATCAAGCTTGATTATGATGAAATCAAACGATTAAAAGCCGTTAAATTAATCTCCCTAGAAATATATGTCCGATGGGCATTAATCCTTACCTACGGACAAAATACAGTCACCTTGTCTGAGGAAAAAATGACGTATTTTTGCGAAGAGTGGAGTTTTCGTCTGGGCGATTTATTTGAGGGGTCTAAGGGTGAATTTTCCCTTACTCCAGAGGATGTTATGCTGGCAATTGCTAAACTATCCAAAAAAGAAAAAAGTGGCGTTACCTGCGCCATCCAACTCGAATTAAATTTAGGAGGCTTATGGAACGATTAATTCCAGAAAGCCAATTAAAAGAGGCAATTCGAGAAATTTTAGCGGAAATGTTAGGGATTAATGGCGTTTCGGAGCGCCAGTTTTATCCCACTTCTCAAGCAACAAAAAAGCTTGGGTACGATCATCCCGATCAACTGTTGGGGGCGATTTCCTCTGGATTATTCAGGATCGGAAAAGAAGTTCAAGATCGCCGCAAACCTAACGCCCAAAAAGCTCGGTATTACTTTGATTTAGAAAAGTGCCGGAAGCGATTAGCCGAATTGCCAGAAAAAAGGAAATAAGCTAAAATGGTTTCATAATAAGTTTATGGTAAAAGGTGGTTAACTCAAGTAATTATTACTTGAGTTTTTGCTTTATATGTTATAATCGTTTTTAGATAATATGTTTTGATGATCCCCGGCCGCGTTGCAATCGCTCCGGGGCGGTTTTTTTGTTCATCATTTTTTTAAAATAGCCTCAAAAGCTTTTTGGTGAGTACGATCGCTAATAAAATCGTGGTATATTTCGCTGTGAATTGCCAAACTATGACCCATTTGAGCGGCGGCTAAACTAATATCTAATCCCATCTCTAGCGTTCGCACTGCCCACGCATGACGTAAATCGTAGGGATTGCACAATCCTTTTCTTGAAAAATATTTAGTCACTCGACTGCCAATGTCAGAGTTGTTTTTTCCCGTGCAGTTTGGCAATTCCCCTTCCCAAAGCTTCCATTGCTGCCACCATTCAGGGCGAAAAGGCCAGACTTTTCTTCGCCCCGTTTTCCCATCCAAAACGGTGAGAACGGGGGACTGCTCTAAGGTTGAGCGGTCTAAGTTAAACACTTCATGATTTCTCAATCCGTAAGCCGCCATTAAAGAAAAAGCTAATTTCCACTCAGGCGACTCGATCGATTCCCTCATGGCGATAATATCTTCGTCGGTCGGTAGTTTTCTCAGCTTATGCTGTTT